ATCAGCCGACAAAGGCAGATTCGGCCCCTGCCAACAAAAACGAGAAAGACAAGACGAAGCCGGACTCGTCCACCGGAAAAGAGAAAACCGCCGATACTGCGTCGGACTCGGCCGCCGACACCGAACAGAAGCGCAGACAACGAACGCCAGAGGATACGGAAAAACGGATCAAGGAGCTTCTCGAAGAGAACAAAACGTTTCAGCGGCGGATTGAGTCACTGGAGCGCGGCAAGGGTTCCGAGACGCGAGACACTAAGCAGGAATCGCAACCTGCGGCGGAAGTCTACAAGCCCCTCGACGAGAAAGAGTTTTTCAAGGGCAACCCGGAAGCGGGCAAACCCGGACACAAAACCTACGAGGATTTTGTTCGGGCCGCAGCCAAGCACGAGGCTAAGTGGGAAGTGCGGCAGGAAATGGCCGCAGAGAACCAGCGCCGTGCCGTGGCTGAAGCTCAGAAAGACCTCAACTCCCGCATCGCCGAAGCCAAGAAGATTTATCCCGATTACCAGCAGCGCGTCGAGCCCGCCGTCAAAGCCCTGACCGACGATCCACAGATTCCCTTCCCCGTGAAAGCCATCATCAACGACTCTCCGGTGTTTGAGCATCTGCTGTACGTCTTAGGGGAAAACACGGCGCTCGCCGATCTGGTCGCAACCGCCAAGACCAATCCTGCCGCGGCGATACGGAAGATCGTATTGACCGAGCAGCTCGTGCAAGCCGAACTCGCCAAAACTAAAAGCGGGGACGGTAAGAATGGAGCTGACGACAAAGCGGGTGACGGCAAGACGCGGGATTCTTCCGGCAAATTCGTCTCCTCTGACGAGAAAAAGAATGCGGCTTCTGAAACGAAACCGCGCGCCCCGAAACCACCCTCCGAAGTCGGCGGTCGAGGAACCGTCCCGGAGGATGAGTTGAAGACAGCCGCAGCGGCAAACGACTTTCGCGCCTTTGAGGCCGAACAGAATCGCCGCATGAAGGCCAGCAGAGCCTAGGCCAGAAACCGGAAAAAATCACGTGCTGAACATTCTCCGACTATTGACGGAGATGTGGTTGGCGTCCTTCCTCAACTGCATCTGCCCGTCCATCAATCAATTTATTGTCCCCAACTGGGTGTCGATGAAGATCCTCTGGTTCTTCAAAAACTCCTACGAGGTGGCGAAGCAATTCAATTCCGAGTGGGAATCGGACTTCACCAGCAAGAGCTTCCCTATCGGAACCACGCAAACTATTAAGTTCCCGCAACAGTGGTTCGTTACTGACGGCCTGGCTTACCAGGAGCAGGGCATCTCGCGCCTGAGCACCACCGTCGCCCTCGACCGCGTAAAGGGAGTGCATTTTGGCCGGGACTCGATTGAAGCTCTTCTGAAAATGGAGCGCTCCGAAAAAGAAATCGACGAGGCCTACAACATTCCTGCCGGACAGGCGCTGGCGCAGAAGGTGGACACCGATGCCGCCGACTTCGCCCGCATCAATACACCAAACGTCGTTGGAACGCTGGGCACGGATTCCACCACCATCAATTTCGCCCTCAAGGCGGAGCAGACGCTGTTCGCTTATGGCTGCCCGGAGGGAGACGACAAGTACCTCTGTCTGACTCCGCAACTGATGGTTGCCTACGTAAATGCGAACGTGACCCAGTTCAACCCGCAGAAAGCCATCTCCGACATGTACCGCAAGGGAGTGATCGGCGATGCTGCTGGGTGGAAGTGGGTGCGGTCGAACTCACTGCAAAAGCAAACCGCTGGCACTGCTCCCACGCACGGCGTCACCATCGTCGGCGCCGGACAGTCTGGCGCTTCGCTGGTAGTGACCGGGACCAACGGCGACACCATCAAGTCCGGCGATAAGTTGAACATCGCCAGCGTGAACGCCCTCAACTTGATGACCCGCACGGTGAACGGTTTGGGTCTGAAGCAATTCTCCATGAACGGCCCTGACTTCACCCTCACTGGCGGCAATGACACCATCCCGATCTACCCTGCGATTTATGGGCCGGGATCGCCCTACCAGAATGTCGATGCACTGCCGGCGAATGCCGCGGCCCTGACCTTCTGGCCCGGAACCACCACCCCCAGCGGACTGAGCGGCCAGATCTCGCTCGGTTTGTCGAAATACGCCTTCGCCAAGGCCTTCGCAAAAATGGAAGTGCCCGAAGCGGTGGAGAAAACTGAGCACGCGGAAGATCCTGAAACGGGAGCTTCGATCGCCTTCGTTCAGGCCTGGGATCAGTACAACCGCAAGATGACCAACCGCTGGGACATCTGCTACGGCTTCGGCATTCTGCGCGCTGACTACGGCTCCTGCGCCGTGGCGGGAAGCTAACGAAAGGAAATCCGGCTCAGGTATATCAAAATTGAGATAACCCCCGGAACCAAAATCCTATGAACAGCAAAATCCGCAAATTCCTCAAGGCCGCGTTCTGGTATCTGATGTTCGATGCCCTGATTCTCGGCTATGTCGGCCTGATCCCCGGCGCTCAATCCGCTGCGGCTCAGACCATGCTTACCATGACCACGCTTTCTTCGGCGGTGGCCGATGGCAGCGCGCAGAAAATCATCGTCGCCAGCGCGACGGGCATCAACGCTCCGAGCGCGACCGATCCTACCAAGGCCACTTCCCTCTATATCGATCGTGAGTTGATGGATGTGACCGGAGTCAGCGGTACGACCATATCGGTGATGCGGGGCACGAGTTCCACGGCTGGGCGCGCTCACGCGTCTTCGGCTCTGGTGTTTGTGATTCCGCAATACCAGGTCAACTTCAGTGGCGGCCCTTACGGTTACGCTCCTGCGGTTCCATTTGGCTCCTGCACTCGATCCAACGAAGTCTACCTGCCGAGAATTCAGTTCATCAGCGGGTTGGTTTCCGATTGCGTCGGCGGACAGTGGACCACTGGCGATGCCTTGCAGACTACGCGACTGACCAACGGACAGCTTCAGCTTCCGCCTATTGGAAACGTGGCCTATACCAGTGCCGGAACTTCGACGACCAAGGCCACGAATACCATGTACTGCACCGAGATCGATCTGCCCTACAGCAAATATCTGACGGGGCTGGCGATGCTCAACGGTGCCTCGACTGGAACCGACAAGTGGGTGCTGGCGCTTTACGATGCGACCGGCAACTTGCTTGCGAACAGCGCAGTGGCAGGGGCGACGGCTTCCGGTAGCAGCGCCTTCCAGAAACAGGCCTTCGTGACTCCCTATTACGCTGTGGGACCGGCGCAGTATTTTGCCTGCGCCCAGGGCGATTCGGGAACCACGGCAACCATCAACCTGTTGGTGACCGGGACTGAGGACACCTACTACACCAAGAAGTTCGCCAGCCAGACGTTTGGAACGCTCGCGGCCATCGCAACGCCGACGACGTTCACGACGGCTGCGGGCGGCTTCTGGTTTCTGTACTAGAAGTCTGGACCGTCGCTCTTCCTAGATGAGTGTTCGACGGGCGCGGAGCTGGTCCCGCA